ACTAGTTTTGCCAAAGGCTTGCTGTTCTCAAGTGCAAATTTTTGTATAGCCCGAGACTGCTGACTTAGAGGCTTATCCCAATCTAGCATCTTTGCTATTTCTTCGTCTGGCAGATCTGCCTCGTAAAGACTTCCCTGGCTTTTTACGAGAGCATCTCTTTGAGCCATCAATTCATCGTAATCAGCAGCAGCTTTGCGACCAACATCGCTTTTGAATTTACGGTATCCAATTTCATCACCCGACATGATTTTTGAGAGTCTTGATAACTCGTCATTTATGCTCTTTATTGAGCCCATGTCTTTTACGTTTTCTGCATATTGCTTTGCTACCGCAGGGTTTTCAGCCAAGTAAATGCCGTGTCCATACACCTGAGCACCTTCGCCTGTACCGATCTTGCTCGCATCAAACTTACTGAACTTATGCGGAGAACCATGGAATACCGTAAGCGGACTTAGCAGGCTTCCAGCGCGTTGTGCATTTGCCATCGCAGAAGCAACCGCAAACGGAGCCACAGACCCGTAAAGCTGACTAGCGACACTTGCTTGCTCACCTAGTTTGTAAGCCTCAGACATCTTCTGAGCCTCTGGGTCCATCACCGAGTAAGTAGGTTGCCTGCCCGTAAACCCTAGTAATCCCTGCGCGATAGGACTTGTCTGACCGTACCCTGGCAGCGAACTTACGCCCCTCGGTAGTTGCTCAGGCAGCGGAGGAAGAAACTTCTCCTCATCTAGCAGTCCTTTTCTACGCTTCACTTTTTGTTCCTCGCCGAGATAGCTTTTGCCTTTGCTTTTGCATCAGACTTGGAACTTGCACCCCATGCTTTTAGGCTCAAAAGCAGTCTGGTTGGGCTCCCATCGGGTTTTCTCTCTGGGCCTGGCATATTCCCCATCCTCGCAAGAAAAGACGCTCTACGCGGGTTATCGCCGCTTTTGACAGGAGCCTTCAGATCAGACCCAGGATTCTCACGCTCGTAAGACCGCCTGCCTTTCTCATTGAGACCCCCTTTGGCGTTCTTGCCTTCCTTACGAGTCCAAGCGGCGGTCATTTCTTAGCCGTTTTAGCTGATTCTTTGAAAGCCTTAGCCGTTGGCGCACCAGGACTCCCAGGCTTACGCATCTTCTCTGGAGTCTTTCCCGCAGCCTTTTGCTTGGCTATGCGTTCACGCTTGGCGTGAATATTTGCGTACAAGCCTTTCATTTCTTCTTGACCTTAGCTTCAGAAAGCGCAATCGCGAGGGCTTGCTTAGGGTTAGTCACGGTCGGACCCTTCTTGCTTCCAGAGTGCAGCTTACCCTTGTTGTACTCAGTCATCACCTTGGAGATCTTCTTCTCCGCTTTCGTCTTCTTCACTTTTCCACTCCATACAAGATTTCTCAGGCGCACACATAAAGTTCCACTCGTGGCAGTACCCGACACCTTCAGGTAGACAATCCTGCATCTCCATGTCGAAATATCCACAATTCTCGCAACGCCTCTCTTGAGCCTGGCTTGCAGAGATACGCCACTTTGCACCTAGATCGCGCCAGAATTGAGTATCGCCCTCTCGTTCAGGACCGTACATACCCTCTTCCCTAGCGATCTGCTTGTTTTCCTCGTTGAGCTTCTCGTCTTGGGTCGGCAGCGGACACTCGTTTTCTTCGTCTTCTTTTTGCTTGATGACGATCATGACTTTAGGTGAGAGTAAGCCCTTCATTTTTTACCTTTCGGAGGTTGCATAGGGATACCCACCTTCCTGTCGTACCTGATCGGAACCGGAGGAACCTTCATTCGGTAGGGATTCTGTAGTGCCTTGCTATCCCTGGCTCGTTTTTCCACATCCATTTTGAAGCCTCCATGAGGTTTTTACGGTCATCCTTGCCGACTGTCTGAGATCCGGCGTGATGAACGTAAGCCCTTGAAACGAAATGCCTAAAGTCTAATACCGTTAGTGTATGACAAAACACATTATCTGAGAACCAGTTGATAGGCGGAAACCTGACCTGACTGAAAGCCTCCTTTGAGACGTAGGCAAAGATTGGCGCAATCACAGACACTTCCTTGATCGTCTGTTCTTCAGCCCATCTAATCCCATCTCTTGGGCCTGATTCATATCGAATGTTCTGGTCTGCAAGGATGAAGTCAGACCTGCACCCAACAACACCCAATTTATGCCCTGCTTCCTTCAGATATTGGACATCCTCACAAAGAAGCCTGTAGGAATCGGGAGTCAGGCATATATCGTCGTTGGCTATGATGACTTCATCGTAATACTGGAAGGCATCGTCCATGATCCTGTTGTAAGCGTCACCGAAGTTACTCTGCGAGTTGAGTAGCCACCTGAAAACTCGTGGGTCCATTGTCTCGGACCGACTCGACAGATAAACAGGCGCTTCTTTGGCGTAAAGACTGATTGACGACAGCGTGATTTCAAGGCTTGGCGATCCTGTCGTGCAGATGAGAATCGGTAACTTTTTCATACTCCTCCATTCTGTGGCCTGCAACCACCTGGAAATATTCGTTGTTCATAAGCGGTTTATTGCAAACGTTGACCTCTAAGCCATGCTCTGACGCGACAATCGGGAATGAGAGTTGATCCTGTAGGCTCCACTTCATCATCTCCTCCCACCAGGCTTGGTTGGCTTTAGGATTGATGTAAGACCGCTTCCAGCAGATAACCCCGCCCGCGATAAGACCACCGTTCTCAGGCCACCCTAAGTCCCTGTAGTGCTCAACTTGAGCCAAGATGGGTTGATCCCTGTACTTAAGCATGTCATGGCACTCTTGAGCTTCTTCGTAGATACAAGTTCTCCAAGGGTGTTGGAACGCTGCCATCGTATCTCCGGCCTGCTCGACCATGTACTCAACAAACTTAGGGCTTGTAATCCGTATAGACCCGTCCACCCAGATCACATAGTCCTCGTCAAACTCCAACTTGTCAGGAAAGACTTTGTACCACTTAGCCTCCATCCTGGGATCAGAGAATCTTCTCGTGGTTACGATCTGCTTCCATCCCTGATGAGGTTTAGCCTCATCGACAATTGCGTAGAAGTTCGTAGGGACAGACTGCCTGACCGCGTAGTGCAGCGGGTCGTAACTCCCAAAGATGGATGTGTAAACGGCGATCACAAAAAAAAGCCTGACATCGCGTCAGGCAAACACAGGAGGAGCACCATCGCTAGTTTACTCCCCCGTTAGAAAGTTGAGAAGCTCCTCGGCTTGTAGTCGAAGATCAATGCTTGCTTTGTGCAGTTCTATGCTCATATTGACTAAAGCCAGGACTCGTGATTCTAACTCACTCGAATCCATCGCATCCTGGATAACGTCCTGAGCGATTGCTTTGGCTGCTGCTTCATGTAAGTTCATGTTTGATCCTTTGTATCTCACGGTTGATATACCAAAGTGCCTTCTCAAGATCCTCGATCTGGTTGCCCTTGAGGTCAGCCCTCCAGATGTATTTCATTGCGTTGCCGAGGTTAAATCCCATGTGCTCGGTGATCTGGATGCACTCAACACCCGAAGGGTGCTTGGTGTAGTGTCTCGGATGGTTGACGTTGTCGCTCACAGCAACTCCTTTATATGCTCAGGCACTTTAGGAAGCGGAGCCCAGGCAACCGCCCAATCCGACCAATGCCCGATCACACAGACCCCTCCAGGGTTCAGCAAGAGCATCTTAGTTCCCAGTGGAGGTGTTTTGTCACTCGGTGTCATCCAGTGGGTATGCCCTGAAACGTAGTCCTTCATACCTTCCTCCTGTAATACCAAGCCCAAGCACCATGCCTTCCCTCTGTCCACCGATACCTAGACTCTCTCTCTATCAATCCCTTTGACATCAACACCTTTAGATGCTTCCTTGCTCCCTCTGTTGTGCATCCAAAGTGCTCTGATAGCTCGATGAGCGAGTAAGGTTGAGTAAGATGGTTGAGATACATCTTCTCGGTTTTGGTCAGCGGTTTGTGCTTGCGGAGAATCTGCCGGACTAACGACCTTATTTGATCTGTATGATGAACAAGACCGAGGTTGTGCGCCATTCTCTGGATTTCAGCGCCGGTCATGTGTTCTTCTCCTTCAGCTTGGCTTCAATAACGCGAGCAACATCAATCCTAAATTGCTCATAATCAACCGTGTAATCAACCGACCGCCATGCCGCATCAATCTCCTCATCCGTCAGCCCAACCCATTTGCGCGGCGCAGCGTAAAGTTTTGCGCCAACCTCAATCCCGCTTGCATCATCCCAGGCGACACAAGGTCTACCATTTGGTTCAATCCGGTAAACGTGAGCCACAGGCTTTGGTTCCCAGTTCTCACACTCACACACATACCTGTCAGCGTTGTGTGATGCGTCACGCATGAAGCCATGAGGTGCATCTGGATGTGGGTTGCATTGCAACCTGTCAGTCATCTGTCTTTTCTTCATGATGCCCTCAGATTGAAAGGGTTGTTGAAGTTGATCTCAAACACCTCCTCGACCGACCCGTTTTGCAGGATCTTCTTCTTCACTTTTGAGTCTGCCGCAAGATAAGAATAAGAGAGCCCTGCTTTCTTAGCAGGCGACGATTGCTTCCAGACGATGCCCCTAATGACTTTGCCATCCAAGACAAGAGGTTCTAACGAGTTCTGGATAGACCGTGGGCTAACTTTTAACTTCTCTGCGAGTTCAATAGTCGTAACTGGTGTTGTTCTTGACTGTAGGTACTTTAGACAAAACTCGCCCCTGCTAACCTTTTGTCTCATGCCATATCTCCTGTCATGTCAATTTCTGTTTCTTGCAAGGTCTTAGTTGCTAACTTCAAGTCTTGCAAGAGAATCCGTAGCTCTTGGCTGTGAACAATCACATAGTCGTTTTCCTGTGCCAGCTTGTGTAGCAGTTTGTATGCTCTTTCTTTCTCGTTCATAGACGCCTCCTCCAATACGCTTCAGGGTTTTGCCAATAATGTTCAGGTGGATTGATGGAAGGCCCAAAACCTTGGCTGAGCATATACGTTCGTTTATTTCGGTTTTGCTTGGCAATCGGACGTATTCTTCTTTTCCCGTACCCAAACCTCATTATTGGCTTTCGGTACTTCTCGGTAAGCGAAAAAGTATTTTCTTTAAGCGAGTAAAACTTCAAGAAATCCACTGTGTAGCCTATGTACCGCAGCTTCATCGCTAATCTACTCATGCGAGTAGGAAGGCATTGCTCGTAATTGACCTTCATGCTGCCCTCAGCTTCTCTGAGATCCTTGCCTTCCAGGAGTTCCAATCCTCTCCTGGCCTAGCCGGACAATTTACTTTTGCCGCCATCTCGGCAGTACCCTTCTCTGTAGCCCACCACACCACAACCTTCTCTTGTGTAAGTGCGATCTCTAGCTCATCTTCCCATCTTCCTTGGTTCAGCCAGGTAGCAGGATGCGGAATAAACTCCTGACCTGTTCCCTTCACTTGGTAATACTTGTTATGCGTCACCAGAGCCTCTACAGCGGACTTTTGCTCAGCAGGCGATAGTTTGTTCCATGCCTTCTGTGCAGCGCGTTTAGCGACCTTTCTTGGGTACTTACTCCAGAACTCTTCAAACATAAAACCTCCTGTGTTGGAGTTTTTACTGTAGACCTTTTTTTGTTTGTTGAATGTCGCTGAGATGACTATTTCTTCCAATAATTGCTGCCCAAACAAAGCCACCAAAAACCTTTGCGGCAAACTGTAGCAAGACAATGTGAGGCATCAGCACACCAAAAGCTAAAGTCGGAAAGATGATGGAATCAACCGCAGCACCCGCTACATTCGATCCATTTGCTCGCCTTACCCAAGATCCTTTTAGTTTTGCAAAAACAAACCAATCAACTATCGCCGCCGATGTAAAAGCAACCGCAGATGCGATGGCAATCTTTCCTGACGCAGGATTTAGCAAATACGTCAAAAGACCTGTAGATGCTATGAGAGCTCCCATCTGCCACAGTTTTAATTTAACGTGCAGCCAATCCCTAAGCACAAGATCAAGTCCTATGAACAGAAACGCATTAAGTGGGCTAATTGCAGGTCCAAATGCCGCCACGCTTAAATTTGCTGCGGTCATTGCAAATGCGTAAACACCGATAGCTAAAAACATAAATGCTCCTGTACAGGTCTTAACGACCATTGTGTTGTTGGGTTTTCAGAGTCAATGCGCTTTGCAATGCAATACGCACACTCCTTCATTGATTTGTGATTGACCGCAAGATTTGTGGAATCAGCACTCGATAAAGGCCAGCGTTCAAGACCTTGACCGAGCATCCGCATACCGTGAGTCCACGGCAATCTGCCGTACACTTTAGACAAATGATTAAACGTCTCATCCATCCTAGACTGCCATTTCTGTGAACCGACATTCCAGTATTCGCCAGACGAACCTAAGCAAACTTTGCCCCAGTTATCAACAAGCTCGCAAAGGTAATCAAGCGACAAACCTAAATGCCAAACAGGAACGCCGAGTGATTTGGGGTAAGGCCAACTTTTAACCAGTCGTCTCTGTTCTTCCTCTGTGCCATCAATAACATCAGGAACGACACCCCAGTGCGGATGACCCAAAATTGGATCGAGCCAATCATAAAAACCTTTAGGATCAAACGGTATGCCCCGTGTTTTTGCAGAGAAAGCGCCGTTATCTAACATGAGTGATTGACCGATTTTTAGACAGACTTTTAAGTCTCTCGATTCTGCATAGCTAATACAGAAGTTCTCACCACCAAGCGTCTCTAACACTGCTCTAGGAGTGATAGGAGTGCCGTGATAGTGAAGCATATATAAATTCCTCGCAAAGACCCCCCTACCCCCAACGGGAGTAGAGAGAGATGGTTCCTCGGACGTTACCGTCATCTGCATGTGCCTTTCGACACCCCTCGGCTTGCAGATTCGACCAGCCGCTGGATTCTTACGGATTTGCACCGGCTCACAAACATCGTGGCTTACCAGTAACCCTTTTCTTGTCAGCAGTCGGGATAACTCATTGCTTACGCGGACAGTACGGTCAGCGCCAAAAGCAAAACCCCAGAACACTTAGGAGGGGCATGGCCCTTGGCATGGGCAATTACGCAGTCTCAGGAAGAAAGACCTTGTAACCACACAAGCCCCACCTAAACATTCTGGGGTTTACTTCCTGACTGCCAGTTGCCACGCTGACAGAACGACTATATCACATCTCTATGACCTTACAAGTCCATCCATCTTTTAGCTTCCCCCAACCATGAACCTCTATCTTCCAGCCTGCTCGCAAGATGGCCGGAAGATGCTCACACTCGCTTATCTTCTTCACCCTAGCGTTGATATTGGCCCTGCTCGTTGTCTGCACCAGCAGCGTCTCTTCGTCTCTGAGACAAAGTATGTCTCCGATGCTGAAAAGGTCTTGCCGTATACGAGCCCAAGGGTTCCAGTGCTCGACTATTTGGCATAAATAACCTCGTTCTCTCAGTAAGGCTAAAGACCTCTGAGTAGGACTAACCGACGAACGGCGTGTTTTCTTGGTGTCAGTGGCAGAGATTGTCATCGTGACGACAGTCTTAATGGTTTATCGAGCCTAAGATTACTCCATCGCAACAAGGAGAAAACATGAAGATCGTACTTACAAAACAGCAGCTAGGTGAACTCATCAAGGAACACTTCTACGACAACTACAACCTGCCTAAAAACATGGCAGTAGTGTTCGACCACGATAACCACATGGAGTTCTGTGTGATCTACGTTAGGGATGAAAACAATGAACTATGACTGGTGGCTAGACAGACAACTTTGGGAATACGACAGGGAGAGAGAGTATGAGCACCAACAACAGCTGGAACAACAGGAGTTTGAACTTGGAGAAATGGAAACCGACGAGGAGTGATTGGATCTTATGCACGCTATTGGGAATATTCTACGGAACGCTGCTCTTCCTGTTCATAAAGTAAAGGAGCTAAACATGAAATTCGCTGAACTCAACAAAATCAACGTCAACAGCAAGATCGAGAAGAAAAACAACCTGTCGTATCTATCATGGGCATGGGCTGTAGAACAACTTTTGCTCAACGATCCGAGTGCTACGTGGGAGTACAAGCCTCACCAAATGTGGGGCGAAACAGTCATGGTGTTCTGCGAGGTCAAAGCATTTGGAGTTTCTCGCACTGCCCAACTTCCGGTTATGGACCACAGAAACAAGGCGATCTCTAATCCTGATGCTTTTGCAGTCAATACGGCTATGCAAAGGTGTTTAGCAAAGGCAATAGCTTTACACGGCATCGGTTTGTATATCTATGCTGGAGAAGATCTTCCTTCAGAGGAAAAGGTCGATGAGCTTGAGGCCTACAAGTCAAAACTCGAAGCAGCAGAGTCGCTAGACGCGTTAAAAGCAGAGTTCTCTCCGGCTTATAAAGCTATGAAAGACAAGCCAGAAATAAAAGAACTCGTCGCTGTTTACGAAGCCAAGAAGAAAGCACTCACGGAAGTCAAATGAACCTAGACCGATTTGAAGAAGGCTTGATCGACGACATCCAGACTGACCGCTGCAAGAAACTCTTGTGGTCGGTCATCAACCTGGCAGTTGAAGATGCTTGCAGGGCTCCGCATGCAAAAAAGCCAAGTACCGAGTCAATCACCGCGATGAGGTTCCTGGTCGGGAATGGCAAGGAAGCAGACGTTGACTCTTGGCTGATGTGGCTGGATGTAAACGGTCCGGTGTTCAGAAGGAGACTCTTGGAGGCTATGTACGACGATCACACAAACAAGTTCCAGGACATGGCAAAAAGAGCGTTCAGGTTCAACTACAACTGGTGGAGACAAAATGCGACTGATTTTAACGACTGAAAATGACCGTAGGAGGGCTATAGAGGCTCTACAAGACGCTGAATTGGGTTACATGGTAACTATTACCAAACCTCCTCGCACAGCGGCTCAGAATCGGTTTTATTGGGCGATCCTAACTGCGTGTTCTGAACAACTTATGAACCAGGAATATACCCAAGACATCTGGCATGAGTGGGCTAAGACTCGATTTCTGCCTACAAGGATCGTAGACCTACCTGGAGGCCAGGTGAAGGAGATAGAACCTTCTACCGCTTCTCTCACGGTCTCTGAGTTCTCTGATCTTGTGGAGCAGCTCCTCCAGTACGCGTTGGAGAAAGGCTTGATCTGGACTGATGAGATGAAAGACGCTGAACTCGACTTAAGGAAAATCAATGTACGTCAACAAAAAGCTGCTTGAGGCTTGCAGGCATATCCCTTGCGGGTCTTGTTTTTGCGAAGATGGGACTGTAGTAGCTGCACACAGGAATCAAGGAAAAGGCATGGGCATCAAGGTTAGTGATGCTTTAGTAGCATCCCTCTGTTACAGATGCCACACATACTTAGATCAGGGAAAAGATATGTCTCGTGAAGAACGTCGAGACTTCTGGAACCAGGCGTACATAAACACGATGCAGGCAATGATCGAACGAGGATGGTTAAAGGTGCAAAATGCAAAGAACTGAGGATTGGTTTAAGGCAAGATTGGGCCATGTAACGGCTTCTAGGGCTTCAGACGCGATTGCAAAACAAGGTACGGCTACACGTAGGAACTACGCAATACAACTCGTCACAGAGCGTTTAACGGGCTTACAGGGCGATTCCTTTACGAACGCGGCTATGCAGTGGGGCACAGAGCAAGAACCCATCGCTAGAGTCGCGTATGAGCAGCACACAGGCTCGATTGTGGAGCAGACAGGCTTTCATAAGCACAAGAGCATAGAATGGCTTGGAGCGAGTCCTGATGGGTTTGTGGGCTCAGGGCTGATCGAGATCAAGTGTCCTAACTCAAACACTCACGTTGATTATTTACTCTTAAAGGAGGTTCCCACTAAGTACAAGTCTCAAATGCTCACTCAAATGCTCGTGACAGGTAAAACATGGTGCGACTTTGTTAGCTTCGACCCAAGGCTTCCAGATCACCTGCAGCTATTCATTGTTAGATACGAGCCAAAGCCAGAGGAGTTCAAGATCATCGAGCTTCAACTCACGAACTTTCTAGCCGAGGTGTCAGAAATGGAGAAATCGCTATGCCAAAAGAACTAACCGGAAGTATCAGCAAGAACAAGAAAAAAGAAAAAGACGCTCACCCTGATTACAGAGGGTCAGCGACTATCGGAGGGATTGACTACTGGATTTCAGCCTGGGTCAACGAGGGCTCTGATGGCAAGTATCTGGGGTTGAAGTTTCAGCAAAAAGATGGAGAGACAAAACCCGTAAAAAATGACGACGAAGACATACCATTCTGAGGAGATAGATATGCACCTAAGCAAACACCAAAGCCTGTTGAGGCAGGCATACATCATCAGACCTAAACTCATAACCGATGATTCTCCTGCTTTAGATAAAGCGATCAAGACCATCGAGAGCGAGAATCCCAGTGCCTTCTGGAAAGAGAAGGACTTTGAAAAACGGAGGTTCTATCATGCACCACGGCCAGGCACTCCTTACGCGGCTGCTACTCATGCGTGGCCGAAGGAACTACTATGAGCAACTGGAAAGAGTTAATCGAGAATCAGACGAGGAAAGAGCGGTTCAGACCCGTCGAAGAAATATGGAGGGAGCGCGGCTGGATTCCACCGTCAACAGAGTGCCCAGACACAATGGCAAAACATAAGGCTTTTAAGGAGTGGTCGATCCGTGGAATCGTGGATCAACCTTATCAAGCAAGTTAAGTCGTCTGATGTAGAAGAAATAACGGCGGCGTATAACCAAGCGTTGCCGTTTGTCGTTCAAGACTGGGCGAAGATGATCTTAAAGTTAGCTAAAAGCAAACGACTTCCGATCATCGAGAAGATCGACAAGGTACACGGGGATAAGATCGGCCAAATGGTGCGAGATGAAGTTACCGCGCAACACCGCGACTCTTCTCGAAAGACCTCATCCCAGCAATCCCAAGCATCCCGCTTAAAATAACCCATAGAGCCTCGGTGTCTAGCATGGGAGGAGGCTTTACATCTTGCGGAACGATTTGTTCTGCTTGCATCCAAGTCCACGCCCATACTAAAAGCGGATAAGCAAGAAACTGATAGAACATCGCACCCGCACCAACCCAACCGATAGCAGGTCTCCAGCCAGCAACAAACATATTCTGGTTGGCAGCTTCGACCTTATTGACTTCCATTTGACCGAGGTCTATTGCTTGGTCGATACGCTTGGCCTCTAGCTCAAGCTCCATGCGTTCTTTGTCGGAGGTGTGTAGGTCTCCGATAACCTTACCGACCGAATCAACGATGGAAGAGATTCCGAGCAGGTTCATAGCTTGAGCGTCCTGTTGATCCAACCCAACATAAACTTCATCTGGCTTCTATCCCGCGTCACAATGTCTCGATAACGAGCGATCTTTGCTAACGCGTAATAGGCGACAAAGAGCTCTGGATTAGCTTGGTTGAGTGCTGATATGGTCTTGGGCCCGATAACGCCGTCTGGGGCCGTTTTGACGCATATCTGGGCAAGTTTTATAGATACGGGTACGCCAGCATTGACAGCAAAGTTAAAGAGGGACGAGGCTATAACGTCATGCGTTAAGTCATCGCCTTTGATCTTGTTCCAGAAGTTCTCTTTATAGAAGTCTCGGACTAACTGCGTCGGAGGTGTTTCCTGGTAGTCAATATGCTGCCAGCCCTCCCATTTAGGGTGCATCTTGCGAGCAATACCCGCATAGGTCTGACCACCTCGGTCTCCTTGGACTTCATGAAGAACATAACCTCCCTCGTCCTCCATCATCTTGTCAAACGCTTTTTCAAAGTTAGCCAACAGCTTGACCCCTAAAGTAAGCAGTTCCCTCGATGACCTCGACAAGTTCAGGAGGTAAGAGTAGACCATCCTTGAAACACAAGACAGCAAACCCTGAACACCAAGGAACCGGATTGTCCTCGATATAAGCAAACTGGTTTCCTTCAGGATCTGCCAGCATACCTGTTGAGACTCCGTACCTTCTTCCTCGGTAGTCACCCCATCCCTTAACTTCCAAGAGATGAGTATGCCCTGAGACTGTCGAGATCCCTGCTTTCAACGTGTTGTTATAACCGCTGTGGATACCCCCGTGTTGGAGTCTGTGCTTAATCATGCAAATGTCATTAACCATGACTGACCAACTGACAGACCACTCAGGAAGATGGTCTTTGAGGGTTGTGCCTTGTATGCCTTTGAACTCAGGAACAGATCCGGCTAATCTTTTGTCAAACCGTATGTCATGGTTGCCTGTAGTCCGATGCAAGAAAGTGCCTAGACCTTTACAAGCCTTGACGATCTGATCCATATGCCACTGAACTGCTTCGAGTTCGTCTCGTAAGCTCGTGACTGGCTCCCAATCCATAGGGCCATACTTAGAGATTGTTCCCCCGTCGAGAATATCTCCGTTTGCGATAATCGCTTTGGGCTTTAGGGTCTTGATGAGTTTTAAGAGGGCATTGAACCCCGCAGAAGGCTCTCCAGGCATAAAGTGAGCGTCAGAGAATACGATCACATAGCCTTCCGTTTCTAACGTCGCTCGCCTACGATTTTCGGGTAAGGTAAAACGAGCGTCCTTTGTGGGTAGGAAAATGTTGTATTTCTTCTCGATTGCCCTTCTTCGCTCGTACACATTGCGAAGAGTAAGACCGATACGGTCTGAAATCTTTGTTGGGCTGCCTAGTTCTTTCCAGACTCTGATGAACTCTTCATCTTCTGCCTTTTTTCTCACGCCAAGCTCCGCGCTCTATGCTCTGGATCATCTTGCGCGGAATCACCAAAGACTGAGCAATTGCGTCGTCAGTCAATGACTGACAAATTTTCACGCCCTGCTTGGTATCTCCTAATAAGAATCCTACAGAGACAACAAGCGGAACCTGAAAGTCCTTGGCTTTCTCTGGGCTATCACCCCACCCAAGAGTGTCGTGGCAGGCATCTTCCCAAACTACTTTAACTATCGGAAGATTGTGCTTCATTCTTCTTATCTTTTATGGCATGGAACCATTTCCAGACAAGCCAGCCGGACTGTAACACAATGTAGAGCAAGGTAGCAACTGCAACCCATTCATTCAGAGTCAGACCGCCAACGGTCACAGCCGTTGTAATCACTACAGGAGGAGCAGCCTTTGCAGCTTCTACGAGTACGTCTGACTTCTGTTCGGGTGTCATCTCTCAATCCAACTTACAGTATCTTCATCCCATGAGTACATTTTACCGTCAGTTGGCATCGCTATGGGAGCCTCCCACTGCGCGTCTGCGTTGAGAATCCAGCTAGCAAAAGGCTTAGGCGGAACAAACGCGTCAATGTCTGCTCGGTAGGTATAACCTATCCCTGCGTAGTTCTTACGCATGTTGCCGTTGTAGCTAGTCTGCTTCCAAGTGCCACCGAGAATCTTCTCTAGGTGAGCAGCACCGATGTGTTCTTTCTCGACACCGAAAGCGTCTGCCATATCCTTGTTGTCAACAACTACGACCTGAGTCACAACATTGTTCTCGTCGATTTTCGCGTAATGGCCCATCATGCCTCCAATTTCAATCCGGTTAAATCCATTTCTTCCCCAACGACACCGACAGGGAAGGTATTAAAACTAAGTGAGATTCTTGTGTCCTCGCCCCTGACTTCAGGAACCATATGTGTGAGCGACGAAGGAAAGAGAATCAAACGACCTGCATAAGCCTCAAACCACCACGATTCACTGTTATACGGGTTCCACTGGTCAGGAGGGAATTTGATCTGCTGCCAGCCATCTTTGTAGAAATAAATCCGGTCATCAGGGTTGGTCTGCACATAAAACACACCTGAGATGTAACTGTTGGGATGAGCGTGTTTGTGGTGGTACTGACCTTGCTCGCTGTAATTGCACCAGCTTTGCGTGACTCTTAACGATACATTGTGCTTAGGATTGACTGTGGACTTGAAGTATTCCGAGACTGCGTCTTCGACAAATGAGCGTAGGTTCGTCAGTACAGGGCTACGAAGCACGAAGTTATCAGTGCTAGTTGTGTTTCCCTGATTAGGTCTTGTCTGCAACTCACGGATGAAGAACAACTCCTCATCTGACAAGGGTCTACCTAGCTCGGCAAATCCCACAGGAGTCGGAAAAAGATTATGCAACTGCACGCTCGAACTCCTCTTTGGCTATGCCCATCTCTTTGAGTTGTTCGTCGGTGTAGATCGTAGGGATGCTGTCCTCAAACTCTCTGATCTTGTCGATCACCCAATACACTTCCTCAATACTAGGACAAGGTCTAGGATCATCCCAGCGTGTGAATACGTTGTTAGAGATTTCCCACTTCGCCCCAGGACGTAGTAGGTGCATGGCTGTGTCGATGCCTAAGAAACGATATGTTTTTGTAGTCATGTTATTGATTGATTTTGATGATTACGATACCGGAGCCGCCTGCGCCGCCTGTACCAGAACTCGGCGGGGTATAACCTCCGCCCCCGCCGCCGCCTCCAGTGTTAGCAGTTCCAGAAGTTGCTGTAGTCGCAGAGCTTGTGCCAGCACCACCGCCACCAGAACCACCAGAACCAGCTGTGCCTCCAGCAGAACCACCGCCACCACCCCCTGCATAGGTTACAGACGAACCTGAAATTGATGATACTGATCCTGCCCCACCCGCCCCGCCAGCGGTTGACGAACCATTGCTACCAACGGCTGATGCCCCTCCACCGCCACCAGAACCGTAGTTTGGCGCAGCATTTGCGCCATTTCCTCCTGTGCTACCCTGAGAAGGTGTTGTAGATGGCGTGTTTCCAGAACCACCTACACCATTTCCTGTACCACCGCCTCCTGATCCGCCGGAACCACCTGTTTTTGATGTATTTGCATCTCTACCTCTACCACCACCTGTTGACGTAATAGTTGAGAATACTGAATCAGAACCATTTGTCGTGGTATCTGCTGACGATCCGTTTCCGCCAGCACCTACGGTAATTGTGTAATCTGTTCCGGCAGTAACAGACAAACTCGTTCCGGTACGATAACCGCCAGCGCCACCACCAGAACCACCTACACCACCACCACCCCCACCACCCGCAACCACAAGGTAGTCAACAGAGGTCACACCCGTAGGACATTTCCACGTAGTAGTGCCTTTGAATACAAAGACCGTTTGTGATGGCACGGTGTACTTTAGGATGACGATACCGGAGCCGCCTGCTGAACCAGCTCCGACTGTAGAAGAAGCGTACCCGCCGCCTCCGCCGCCGCCGCCAGTATTTGTGCTACCTGCTAACGGTTGAGAGTTAGTCGCAGAACCATTTGCGCCGCCACCAGATCCACCTGTCCCGCCTGTTGCCCCAGGATTTAGTTGCGACGATGCTCCGCCGCCGCCGCCACCAGCGTAAGTTACAGATGTTCCTGTGATAGTTGATGTGGCTCCAGCGCCTCCAGCGCCTCCATTTGAAGTTCCTGTTCCACCAGCGCCTGTGCTTGCGTTTGCGCCCCCGCCCCCGCCGCCACCATAATTAGGAGCGCCTACTGCGCCTGTTCCGCCTGTATTACCTTGCTGTGCATTTGAATCAGGTGGAGATGCTGATGCTGGGGTATTACCAGCACCGCCAGCAGAACCGGCAGGGGTATTGTACCCACCACCGCCGCCGCTGCCCCCAGGCAAACCTGTACCACTAGGACCGCCGCCAAGTCCACCGCCGCCTCCCCCGGTCGCAGTAAGCGTTGTAAACGAAGGGCTAACTTGAACTTGCGCTATTGAAGAATCCTGGCCGCTTGTACCTCTTGACTGTGGACTTGATGCGCCGCCACTTTGTCCAGCCCCTACGGTGATGGTGTAGTCATTTCCAGCAGTAACAGTTAGACCTGTTCCAGTACGAAAACCACCAGCTCCACCGCCACCGCCAATGGCGCTCGCACCACCCCCACCACCAGCCACTACCAAATACTCAACACTCGTCACCCCAGTAGGGCAAGTCCACGTTGAGGTAGCCGTAAAGGTTTGGATGATGGTGTAGCCTGCCGCAGAGGGCCAGATGCCTTGTTTCTGAGCAAGAAACTGCTCCATAAGCGACCAAACACCTTTGGCCGATGTTGTGGTCGGTATGTTTGCTGGGCCTATGACCCCACCGTTACCTACTGGCATAGCGACCCCTTAAGCGTTCATCTCTTCCCAAGAACAAGTCACAACTAGATCATTGGCTGCACTTGCTGTTGCGCCAATTGACTTGTCCTCAAGAAGGTAAAACGATGTGGATTTGTCAGTCACAACCAACGTAGCGTCAGCAGGAACAACAATTGTTGATGCGATTTGCGTACCTGTTCCACCTAAATCATCTTGGCTAAACAGTTTGATCGTAATATCTGCGTTAGATGTTCCATCCACGTTCGCAACGACAATGGAATTGATCTTAAAAACCTTTCCAGACGAAGCAGGGTTGTTAATCAGCGCAGTGGCAAACGGGTCTGCTGTCGAAGATATAAGATAGCTTGATGTATTGCCGTAGATCGCAGCTACGTTGACAAGATTGGGATTTGCCACGAAGAACTCCTTTAATACCCAAAGATTAGCGACATGGCTATTGCCTTGCCGGTAGTTATACCAGAGCCACTAGAAGCCCAAGAGAGCGTTCCTGATCCGTTGGTAGAAAGTACCTGACCACTACTTCCATCTGTACTCGGTAGCGTCCAAGTTACGTTAGAAGATACAGTCCCAGGAGCCTTAAACGCCACATAGTTAGACGAATCGGTATCCGCAAACCTTAACGCACCCGTAGCGCCTAATTGTACGTTCGTACCATCCCAGGTTAAGTTAGCCGAGCCACCAAACGATCCAGAACTATTGAACTGAATCTGAGTCGTTGAGCCTCCAGGAGACGCTGATACCGTAGACCATGACAGCGTTCCTGTTCCATTGGTCGTTAAAACCTGCCCGTTAGTTCCAGTTCCAGCAGGAAGAATAAAGACGCTATTGCCGCCCGTAGTTGGTGCTTGCAGTACAACTGAATGAGATGAGCCACCACCAACAGGTGTCATTCGCAAGCCCTCTGAACCTCCAGAAGCATTTTGGATACTTACAACACCATCAAAGTAAGCCTCACCATTTGACTTCAGATAACCTTCATAAAACGCTGGGTCGGCAAATCGTGCAATACCTGTGGTTTGTATTGACCGAATAACCTTACCCGATGTTCCACTGAATACCGCAATCTGAATATCAAGAGTTGATGATGGGCCGGTTACATCACCGCCACCTGTTGGCGTAGACCAAGACAATGCACCAGACCCGTCAGTCTTAAGAAACTGTCCACTTGTGCCATCTGCATCAGGCAAAGTAAAGGTGACGTTAGCCGCAACAGTTCCTGGGGCTTTTAGTCCGATGTAGTTGGAAGAGTCTGTGTCCGCAAAACGTAATGCACCTGTCGCCCCAAGCTGTACGTTTACACCATCCCAGGTTAAGTTTGCAGAGCCACCAAATGAGCCTGAGTTGTTGAATTGGATGTAGGTGTCAGATCCGCCTGGTGTGGCCGACACAGAAGCCCAGGACAGCGTTCCTGAGCCGTTTGTGGACAGAACTTGGTTGCTAGAACCGTCAGCACTCGGAAGCGTGTATGTGACGTTAGAGGCGAGTGTATTGGGAGCCTTGATGCCGATGTAATTGCTTGAGTCAAGATCGGCTAGTCGTAAAGCGCCGGTCGCTCCTAACTGAACGTTAGTACCGTCCCAAGTCAGATTGGCAGACGCACCAAACGAGCCCGACGAGTTGAACTGGAGTTGAGTGTTAGATC